GTATCAAATACATTAGATCCTTCACTATTAGCAGTTTCAACAACAGCATTACCATCACGCTTTAATTGTGCGGCGTTGGATGCGTCTTCAGTTGATAATGTATCAAATATATTTTCAGATCCCATTACAGCCCCGTAGGTAAATAACCATATTTAGATTTAAAATCAGCAACTATCTTTTTATCATCTTTATGCGCGCGGACAAAATCTATATGTTCAGGAGGAACAGGAACAAACTCAAAGTCTTCTGCATTACCATCAGTCTTTAAGAACTCTTTAAATTGTCTCTCTTCTTGCTCTATTTCATCAAATCTATCTAAAGCTATTTCAATTATTCTATTATTAGCCTCTTGTGTATTGCCTAGCCTAGCCTGTGTCTCTGCAGCCTTTTTAAAGTCAAAATCTGTCTTAGTGCCTGACTGCTTAGAAAGCTCGTCTAGTGCGAACTGAGAGGCTAGAGAGTTAAATACTTCAGCATCTGCATTTCTTACACCTGGAATCATTCCCCCTATTAAATCCTGAGCAGCAGCTAGGCGACCTGTATTTACTTGGTCTAATCCGCGTTTCAGCCTTAATAGATTTGCTTTAGATCGTCTAGATTGCTGAGCGCCCTGCTTAATACTTGTCTCTATTTTACCGCGCTCACGACCAATTACTTTATTTCTCTCTGCGTTTGGTATCGCTGCAGATTTAACTTTCTGTATATTCTCCTCAGTTTGAACTTTTGTATTCGCCTCATTAGAGCGTCTTTGCTGTGCTGATTCACCTGTCGTACTAACCGGTGTTAACTGACCTTGTGGCTGTGCCTCTCTACCACTAACATCGGTTAATTTAGCAGTAGTTTGCTGTGTTTCAGGGTCAGTAAATGTTGTTTGTGAAAAGAAATTACCCGCTTCATCTTTGAATGTAAAATCGCCCTCAAAGGATCTCTTTGCTGCGCCACCACCTCTAGACTCTTGTAATCTCTCACCACCCGCTTGAGCCGTTCTATTAATAACCTCAAGATCTTCCTGTGTAGGTGCTTGTAGTTCTTCATCTTCAACTGGAAAGCCTTGCTGCCTCATTGATAGCTGAATAGATACCCAATTATCTGCCGTTATTTGCTCGCCGCGACTTGCTCTAAATAAGGCTGTTGATAATCTATCGCCTGCATCAGTCTGGCCTGTAGCCAATCGCTGATCATTAAGGTTTTGTTGTTGCTCACCTGTAGTTAGTTGCTGCTCTCTCTGTCTACGCAATAGAGGCGCATTCCTGATAGCCTGACCAAGTTGGAAGCCTCGACCCGCAGAACCTACAATATCAGGAGTAATACCTTGTAATAATATATTTGCATCAATAGCCATAATTCACCTATGCGAAAAGCCCTGCTATGCTTGATAGCGCGCCTGTTATATTTTCCTGCCCTTGAGCATTAGCATTAGCTGCGCCTATTCTACCACCAGCCAACGCATTACCAATACCTGTCAATAGCTCAGCGCCGCCCGATCCTGATTGTGCAGCAGAAGCCTGTGCAGAATTAAGTAATGGTAGAGCGCGATTTGCTTGCTGATTAATAATAGAGTTACCTGCTTGTAAGAACCGATTAGCTAATATTTCATCTGTACCACTTGACCCTAGAGCGCCGCCTGCAGACTGCTGATTAAATACATCTTGCCTGATATCTTCTTTCATTCCTGCAAATAATGGGCTTTGCTCTAGAAAACTAGCCTGCTGACTAGGATCTGATGCAAATGTCGAAATGCCTTGTATTTGATCAGTACTTAATAGGTTTCTAAAAGGCTCTAAGTCACCCCTTAACGCTTCTAAAGCCTCTTCAGAGAATTCTATCTGCTGACCCGCCGCCGCATTTGCAGCATCAGCCGCAGATTGACCCGAGAAAGCCCCCCAAAAATCACTTAGCAAATCCGTAAAGTCTGCCATTAGTTCACCGTTTTATCTGTAGTATAGTTTATCACAAAATAACCATCACGCTCGCCTACCAACTCAGGATATACACCTTTAACTTCCTGCGCTATATGACCAAAACCAGAACCCTCCAAACCTAAAGCTTTGGCCTTCTCGTTCCAATCCCATGAACATACATTCAACCCATTAAAAGTATCAACAACCGTTATATTCTCTTTCAGTCGCTCATCTGAGAATAGAGAAGCAATAGTAGACACTAAACCTACAGTATTTTGCGCTCCCTGCTGTTGAGCATTAGCTGCACCAATTGTACCCGCCGCTGCTGCATTCCCTGCGCCGGTTAATAGATTAGCTGACCCCGTAGCAGCTTGAGCTGCTGAGTTTTGACCTGTGCTTAATAGTGGTAACTGTCTGTTAATTTGCTGATTAATTAAATCATTGCCCGCACGCAAGAATATTTTATCAATCATGTCATTAGTGGAAGCGCCTGAAGACTGACCTATATTTAAGGGAGTTGTAAATCCATCCTGACCTGGAACACCTCTTACGCCTCCTGTTTTACGACCACTTTTATCTAGTTGACTAGCAACGCTATCTGACCTAAATGAAGCTTCATTAACATCCCCGCGAATCTGGTCAAGCAACGCATTATCATTTAAGAATCTAGTCTGAGCACCTTGATTAGTAGATAATTGAGATAAGTCACTTAATTGATCACCACTTAATATATCTTTAAATGGGGCTAAATCTCCCCTTAATAATCCTAGCGCTTCTCTCGATGAGTCAATCTGGTTTTGTGCGGCTGCCTCTGTTTCTTCAGCGGTATCACCACCAATAGCACCTTGTAACTCTTCATTAAGGTTTATAATGTCTCCATCTTCACCAAACAGGTCTTCATCACCACCGTGCTGAAAGTCTTCCTCACTTAATGGGGTTATGTTTCCTGCTGTAAGTTGAGTCTCGTACAGATAACCACCTAGTTCATCACCAAACAAATCTTGGAAGTTTTCTTTTGTATTTCCACTCGCATCAATGATGTTCTCAAATCCATCCTCGGCTTCTTTGATAACGTCATCCGTAAGATGTGCTAGTTCTTCAGGGTTAAAAAAGTCTTCCACATCAAAATCAGGATTATTTTCCCGTATATCTTCAATACTTCCTTGAAGGTCTGCAACATCACCACCACCTTCATCAGCAGCAAGCACAGCCGCATCATTTAAGGCATCAAATACAGCTTCAGGATCTTCACTAACCAAATCTTCTAGGTCTAAATCTGACCCTTCAACCTTCTCTACTACATCTTCAGCAGGCTTTGTAATAGTCTCATCTACTGTATCATCGAGAATGTCAATAAGATCATCAGTAATATCTAGATCGCTTATAGAAAAACCTGCAGCATCGTCGGCTTTATCTTTGACTTTTTTTACTTTCTTTTTTAAATCTTTAACCCAACCCATTATGTCACCACCCAACCCGATAAATCATAGTTTATGCTTCCGGCGCTAGAGGTTATTGTTAAATCATCTGTTGAATCCAGTACAATACCATTAACAATACTTGCTCTTACTGCTTTATTAGCAGGCACTGTTACTGTATCAAGTAATCTTGAAGTGCCTCTATCTAAATAAATACTACATGTTTTCACGTTGTCTTCTAAATTAGTTAACACCAATACAGTTAATTGCGTCTTACCTGATGATGTATAAATAGCATTTGTGCCTATTGTCAATAAACCTGCTGCTATACCTTCTATAGTCCTAGCCATTATGCCTCCTCATCAGTAACAATATAGCCTTCTGCTACTGCTTGCATTTGAATCAAACCACTTAAGTCATCCCTAATAATATAACTAAAAGTATCTTCATATTTAGATTCTAAAACCAATCCTTTGAAGGTTATATCAAATGTTATCCATGTATTAGTACCATCACTACCTGAATTTATATTCTCAAATTGTGGAAACCCCATCCACTCACTAAAGTTTTTGACCACTGCGCTACCTGTTATCTGGCCTCGCCTTTTTATGTTGGCTAAAATTCCATTGGTTAATTCTGGCTCATTAAAAAAACCATCAAGACTGAAAGCATGCTGACCGCTAGAAGTTTCTGAATAAACATCTCTCATCACAAATTTAACGCGCGTTAAATGGAATCTAGTTCCAATTGTAGGAGATATAACATATTCTAAATCAGATGAGCCGGAAGCTTGACCAGTGATAGCGATATCATCTAAATAGAAGTTTGGCGCCCGACCACCGCCTTGATCTCTATTATTAACATCTAAAGATCTAATAGTTTGGTTAACTGCGCCCATATCGCTTAAAGGTATAGTGAACTGCTGCCATTCATTAAAAAGAGTTGTATTAATGTAACCCGATAAAAAAACAAGATTCCCTACTGTTACTGCTCCAGAATCTTTAAAATCTAGCTCTATGTCTTTTAAGCTACCTCCTGTAGACCAATCATCTATAAAAATCCAACCTGTAAGGTTTAAATAAGGGGTTAAATCTAAGTCACTACCCTTATCTATCCTACATCTATGGTTATTGTTTGCGCTTGTTCCATCAATCGACATACTACCAGCAGGGGTATGATTCTCGTCTGTGCTATCAAATGACCAGGAACCGCTAATAGTTGATGCTGTCCAGTATGTGTTATCAGTGCCATCGTGGATGTTCTCAGTGATAGTGACTATTCCACTACCGTTCTGATTCATTGCCAAACCATAAGTATCATTTAAAAAAGGCTTATTAATTACCTCATACTCTTCTCTAGGGTAAGTATAATTAATTAAACCAACACCATACCTACCATTATAATCATTAATAGGTTTGGAAGATTTATGACCGAACAGCCAAGCTCTTAACATTAATCAACACCGTTTTCAACTACAGAAACAATACCTGTTAACACGCCAGTAGACGTATCCCATTCAAGTGCTAACTTCCCACCTGGAGCAATCATTATATTAGATGATGTTCTTAGATGGACTAGCTTTCCTGCTGAATCTAAAGGAATATAAAACCATACCCCTTCATCTGTAAGACCTGTAATATCTGTATCAGTATTAGTGGTAACAGCAAGAATAGGGGCTTTATCTGTTCTACGTGAGACAGGGGTTACAGATGTCTCACCAACATAAACAGGCGTCCCTGATACCTTCTTAACTTTTATAATTCCGGCTACAGTTGAACTAAATCGCAAGTCAGTTATTTTTAGAACCTCTGTGCCTGTATTCTCTAAATAAAAGAATTTATCATCTGCACCCGCAGGATCAATATCTTCTAAAGCTAAAGACCATACCTTGCCACTTTCACCGTTAATAAAATTATCTCTTGAGCGAGTTACTGCACTTGTTTCCAGCTGCCAATCTTCATTTACATTTGCGCCTTTATTTGATTTACTGCCAAGAATAAACATCTTATTTTATCTCCAAGTCTTCTAATATTTGTGTTAAGTCTTCATCATGCATATCACATAAAATATAAGCTATCGCCATAATTCCACGCTCTATTGATTCTAGCCTATTTTCTACTCTCTGTTCATGCGTCATATTATCGCCGTCATGACTCATAAAATACTCCAAGTGTTTAGCTCAGCACTGTAAGAGCACCATAAGCCATAGTAAGGACGGTTAAATCGAGTATCTGTATAGCCGTCTAGCTTCTTACTTGATAATACGTTAAACCCTTTACCAGTAGCTGACTTTATATAGCAACGCTCATTATCTGCAGGTTCTGGATTTAAAGTAACTTTTACATCAGCAGAAAGTTTTATAATCTCGTTTCGATAAGTCGTATAATTGTTATTCTGTACTGACTCAGTAAAAGAACCTTGAAAATCATCACTAAAAAACTCTCCTTCTGGGAATCCATTCTCTAGATTCTCTATTGCATCTGCATTAGCTTGTATGTTTCCGGCATTAATCGTTATATTTCCGGTATTTTGATCTACTTGTATGGTTAATCCAGCTAAGCCATCACTACCGCCGCCTGTTCTCTCTCTTAACTGATAAATAACCCATGTTAAATCTTCATAGAACTTTCTTGTATCTCTATCCACTAAAAGCTTATCAGGTATAACTATGGGGGATTGGTTGACTTCGGCCATTAGTATCCGTACTCCTTAACCTTTAAGGAAGCATCATGCAGAGAACTAAATACAGGGTCAGAAATAGTTATACGCAAATACAAGTCATAAAATGAAACCATCTTATTATATTCAACCTTGATTAACGTTTGACCCATTTGACCAATCTTAGGCCAACTCTCACCCGTCCAGTTCTCACCATCTTTGGAATACTCAACCATTATTTGCGGCCTATCACCCTGACCGCTAGCAATACCTACACCTGTTTGCAGTATGATATTTGCCTTATTCATCAATAATCTTTTACCAGCTCCCATGCCTAGCATTGAGCTGTTAATAGGCGGTAACTGTCTGCGTCTTTGTATTGTATTTCCTAAATCATCATAAGCATCCGGTGTCAATTCAATAGCATTCCCTGTTGAGTAATCAAACATAATGTCTTTACCATAACAACGCACATAAGATGATCCAATATATCTACCACCATCTGTACCCGAAGAAAGGTTAACCCACTCCCCCGTCTGCTCTGAATAGGCATAACTCAACTCGTCATCACCAAAATTAAATACAACAAAATCCTGACCATCTATAACTATTGCATAAGCAACACAATTCTCTGTATCAAGTTTAGACATTTGAGTGACTATTGCAGGCGTTGAAACGGGTATAGCGCTAGTTTGCGATATCTTATAAACATTAAGATCGTCAGCTAAAAAGTATAAAAATTGATCTGTATTTGCTATCGAATAAAGAGCGCCTAAACCCTTTTGCATAATAGCGCCTGACATTCTCACAATAGGAGGTGAGCCAGTACCCGCATCATAGAATGGTTCAATAGTCTCATAACCAAACATGTATACAAATTGACCAAAAGCATAAGGTCTACGCAAATCATCAGCATTACTTTCTGCTTTCCCTGAACTTGTAATATCAGAGGCACCACTTGCGCCTGTCACATCAAATGTATTGCCGCCTGAGTCATAGATAGTCTTACTGTTCAGATATGTAGCTGAATCAGCAGAAAAGTCTTGAACTGCTAATGTAGTACCATCATAAATATATACATTTGCACCAGTACAAATAACCATCTGCTCAAGAGTGCCGACAACAGAATTAGAAAATATGCATCTTTGTGTTCCTGATACAGAACCAATAGATGTATAGTTACCTGATTCATCAATGCTGTATAAAACCTGATCAGATACCTGATAAAGCACATCCTGGAACTTATAACCGCCTCTATCTGTAAGACCTGGAGATGTACCAAATGTAGTCGTACCGTACCAAGGAAGTAGAACAGCTTTATTCCTTCCTGTAATAGAAACCTCGGCATACCAGTTTTTAGTCAATTCATTATTTGCCTGAACAGACCTGTTTTGACTGGTTCCTCCAATGATTCTTAATGGTACAGTTTGATAAGGCATTATGGATTACGCCCTCTCTTTATTTTCTGAGCTGACACTCCATATTGACCATTTGAATCAGAAGCATTAGCACCAACAATAGCAGCGATAAACTTACTATAGTACTTAGCTTCCTCTTCAGCATCATTCCCATATTGAAACAATGCCCACAAAGACCCATAAAGATACACATTAGGATACTTTGTTAATATTGCATTGGTTGGTTCCGCTGCGCTTAATGCTGTTAACTTTGCATAATGGATATGATTCGTAACATAAGCTTGATCAGGCTGAATATCATATTCAAGCTGACTTGTAACTGTATAATATGCAGGCGTTCCAGTTCCAGACCTTAAGCCCATCTGCTCTGTAGTCCTGAAATCAATTGTATAGCGTTCACTACTTAACGTAACATCTAGGCGCTTAGTCTCTAGAAAGTCAGTAGGTAAAGCCTGATACTGCACAGAGTCGCTCATTGCGCTAGTCTCAGTTGTAATCATATCCCTAACTCGAATCTGACCACCAACACCGGAATACATTTCTGTTTCACAGATATCAATAAAGTCATCCAGAAAATCACCTACATCATCTCGATGTGACCAATTTTCAATCGAAGCCTTTAGATTTTGATATGTATCTAGTGCCATAATTTAACCTTAAAAGTAAATAGCCCCCTTTCGAGGGCTATCAGGTTTAGCTTTCTGTATCAGAGCTTTCAACTTTCGCTTTGGGTTTTGGCCCAGGCTTAGCTTTTACTTTCGGCTCATCAAAAGACTCACCTTCTAAAAGCTCCATTGCTAACTCTGAAAACTGCGCCTTGGTTGGACATTCAAAACACTGGCCGCTAGGCTTATCAGGGTGTCTATGTACGTCTCCAAAGAAACACGGTTTTATTGCTCTTACCTTTGCCATCTTTAATACTCCAGTTTATGAAACAGTGAAACCACTTGCATATGGTGTAAACTCTCTGATTGCACTCATAGGAACCAAAGAAGCATCCATAGTTACCGATGGGGTAGTTCCCGCTAGTGTATAACGAACGCCAAAATAGCGCGCTGTTTCACTTGCTGCTACAGGAGGCACAGGTATTACAATCTGATGACCTGCAACTAGCAAATCAGCATCACGCGTACCTGCAGTTGGGGTTCCAGATTCATAGCTGACCTCGCCCAAAGGCTCTAGACCAGTAGTTTGAGCAGCATCAGTTGCATACTCAATCTCAAAGGTATAATCCTCATCTGTATCAGCTACATCAGCAGCGGTAACAACAGTGAATACAACAGCCATTGGTTCGCCAGTACCCATTGAATTTGCAACAGTTAAGTCGATTGAACTCGTACCTACAGCCGTAGCTGTAAGGGCTTGAGCGTCAGACATTTTTGTCAATTTATCA